TATCCCAAACATCCACATACTGCCAAAGTACATAGAGAATACTATGCACCACATCCATGCTAATACTTGCATGACCATGTGCCTAGTGTTCAAGTCAGGTATGTGTCGCAATGGATTAAGTTCATGATTCATGACAGAGTGCCATGTGTTATGTATTGTTTTGTTCATATTAGCTCCTATAAATTTTGTAGTAAAGCTAAGTCTGTACCATAACTAATTATACAATACACTTTATGCTCGTCATGATACTCCACTATTGTATAGGTTTTTGTATCATGGTTTACATATATTTGTAAAGGTAATGTTACTATTCTTTTTTGTAACCCCTCCTTACTCCTAACTTTAGTTAATGATACTGCATTAAATACTAAGCTCTCTTTCTTTTCCTGTATTGTGTACATGACCTCTTGTTTCTCTGCACACATAACAGGCTTGTCATTCCACATCCCTGATATAGCTTTGTTGCTGAATGTTATTAGTGATATAACTAAAAGTAGTTTATAAATATTTTTCATATGTATTTCTCCCACAATGCTACTAATACTACCCAAAGTCCGTAGATGTGTAGTAGTATCACTACTGTTTTTAATACCTTGTTCATTGAATCATCTGCCATGTAAACCCAATCGTGATATTTTCTTTCACGAGGTACACCATATGCTTTCAATCCTAAATAATCAAAGTTCCAAGCATCTCGCCTTGTATCTTTCTTTTTAGTCATACAACTGCTCCCAATGAAAATCACACTCATCATTTTGAATCATATCAATTAGTTTCTTCTTAGCTTCTTGTTTAGCTATAGCATCAAAGACTACATACCCTTTTACATGCACTCCTGTTTCTAGCCACACATCTATGCCTATAACTTTGGGTGGTTTACCTATTTGGTCACGTGTCACTGCCATTGTTTTTTCTCCTCATAATTCTATCTGCATTTTTTGTATAGTCAAAATCTCCTATTTCAAATATCCTATACAACTCTCTTAATGTTTTTCTGCCCTCAACAGACAGGTTGGATATTTCCCAACCTAAATCTGTTACTAAGTCTTTTACTTTGTCAAAGTGCATACCCATACCTATTTCTTATCTATGTAAACTCTGAGGTGTGTAGATTGCTCTATGCTTTGCCCCCAAGAGGTAGCACCTGTACCTTTTAACTCAGGCTTGATGTGTTGCCCTCGCACTCTCATGGTGTATGAATCGTTGTTAAAATATACTTTCATACCTCTAGTTAACTTTTTACCATAGTCATTGTTGGGTATCTCTGTGAAGATATACCTACTTCCTTTTGTACTACACTCGTCATAGTATGCTTCTCTCCAAGTATTTTTTTGTAGAATTTCTTTTTCTAGTAACTCCTCTTTCTCCTCAATTAGTTCCTCAAGTTTAGCTATCTTACCATGCAGATTGTGATACTCTTGTGTATCATTGTTTGCAAGTTGTGTTTTATAAACCTCTATATCTTCTTTAAGGCTTTCAACTACATTAGCAAGATGTACACCCTCATTAACTGCATCATCTTTTTCTTTTCTTAACTCTTCGAGGGTATAATCTCTTGGTTTTGTATTTTCTTGGCTAGATAATTTTAGAAATGCCCTAACCAAATATTGAAAATCCATTTCTGATACAGGTATCTCTTGTTGATGTGCTTTTGAGTAATATCTTTTTTTACCTAGCTCATACATATCACTAGCTAATTTTCCTGTATCACTTATTGCACCTAGTACGTTTACTAATTTATATAGTTTCATTTTGTTCTCCTTTCAATTTCCCACTTATAAAATATGTGGTCATCTATTCTAGTTATATAAGTCTTCGTTTCTGCCCAACTTGGGTTGACATAGTAGGCATGGTAATGTGTTGCACCCTCGACAAAATCGTCTAGGTGTCCATTGTATACACCATTTGCTACGTGCATAGCATTTTCCCATGCCTTATGTTCTCTTGGTTTATCACTCTTACCATCACAATACCAACTGAATTGACATTTGTTCTTGATAGGTAGTGTAGGTTTCCATTTGTATGTTAATCCCTGTTTAACGACATCACACACGTTGTTTGGATATCTTGAATCCTTTACCCTATTCATAACTACTTGTGCAACTGCCACTTGACCTATGAAACTTTGGTTTTTGGATTCGTGATACACATTAAGTGCTAGGCATATTAGTGATTCCATAAGCATTAGCCACTCTCCTTTGTTTCATCAACTAAAAATTTTATTGTAACTTCTCCATAGTCATCTTCAATAAATTTGTAAGTTCCTTCATACTGATTAAGCCACTCAAAAAATTGTTCTCTATCCATTATACACTCTCCCTTGTCCATCGTTTATCCCATATAGGATTGTCTAATGTATATTCTTTTGTTTGCTCTTGTATTGTTTCGTGCAATGCCTGTTGGAATCCACTATACCCATCAAACAAAGATGTTATAACCATGCCATCATGCAATGGTAGATTTTTAATTATATGTTTAATGGTAGGGATATTAAAACCATTGCCTAGCATCTTGTATCGCTGACTATTTGATACATGATTAGTGTAGTCATCAGGTAATCCTTGTAGCCTTTCACACTCTAATGGTGTTAGCTTTCTCCAAGTCATATCCTTAACTAGTATGGTATCTTTTTGTACAGTAGTTAGACAATTACTTTTATCATCATCTCTTACCTCTATTTGTGTAGTGAAAGGTAAATCTAATTGATAATCCATTCTAACACCATCTTTGTTTAATCTCCTGTTGACAATGCGACCACCTTTAGTTGAATAAGTAGCTACTTTAGGTTGCCTGTTGCCACCTTGCATTGTCAATAGAGTTGGTGCTTTACCATCTTTGTGATAAACTCTTTTGGCTTGTTCATGTTTGTAATGTGCATACTCTTCGGCATGACCAACTTCAATACAACCTACCATAGTACGTTGTTTTCTTTGGATACTATTCCACCATACTGCACCATTGTAAGTAGCAGTTAGACAATGTGATTTACCCTCTTTACTAGTCATCTCACTACAGGCTATGCCATCCTCTTGTAGGATATCCTGTAAGACTATGCCTTTATCTTTAATGTCCATATCAACAGGAATGTTTGTCCAATATAATCTTTTCCTGTTTTGTGCAGTAAAGTTACTAGAGTTAATCATAATAGGTTTTACTCCTAGATACTTTGAGATAACGTCTTGATACTCCTGTTTCATCACTACGTTTTCAAGTAAAAAGTATTTAGGTTTTAGTGTGTCTTTTAGTCTGACAAACTCAAAGAATAATTTACTACGTTCATCATCAAAGTTTAATTGTTTTCCTGCAAAGCTGAATCCTTGGCATGGACTACCACCTACTAGAATATCTAGTTCTTGATTCCATTCTAATGGTGGTTTTATTTCTTGTACATCCCCTAATTGTATTGTGTTAGGGAAGTTAGCTTGAGTTACTTTGATAGTGTATTTATCTATCTCACTCGCATAGTATTTGTATTTCATTTGTGTTGCTCCTGTAGGTGTTGTGTTTATGTTATATAACTTAACTTAGGTAGTGTCAAGTAGTTTAATTTCATCAGCTAAGAATAAAGAATTACATACAACATAATATATATTTCCATCATCAATAACTGTACCTTGTATTTTTCCCATACAAGTTATGTCAACGTCATTAGATTTAGCTATAACTTCATTTCCTATTTGATAATCCATATTATTCTCCATAATATTTTTCTACTTTGTTGTACAACTCTTTTAGGCTATCTTGATTAGCTTGGTATAGTATGCCTATGCCACCTTTAGCTATCCATTTTTCTATATTTTTAGGCTTATCATCTATTAGTATGTTGCCCTCATCATATGCTCTATTCCTTGCATACTTTTCTTTTCGACCTGTAAAGATTGCATCACTTGGTTTATAGTTATGTTTAGCTAACCAATGTCTTTTCCAAAAAGATGAATTGTCATTGTCGTATCTTAATGGGGATGAAAGTATAATCCATTCTCCATTGGTTAGTTTATTTATATAACTAATCAGTTTGTCGCTAGTCTTAAACTTTGGTATAGTTCCAAAAAAATCAGTTCCTTTTAAATCTTTTATGGTTTTATCTATATCTAATTCTTTCCAATGCTTTACGTTGTATTTGTTTTCTAATGCTTTGAAAAAATCAGCTATTACTCCATCCATGTCTATGTAAACTTTTCTTTTAATCATCTAGTTTTTCCTTTGTTGTTGTTATCTCTAACCTACCATCTACATCTAATATGCTTTCAAGAGTGCTAATAGAACCATTGTATTCAGTTAGGTTATGATTTTTTAGATTGTAAAAAACTACCTCTTGATGGTTAGGTAATTTTTTAATTATATCTTTTAATTCTTTTATTATCATTTTATACTCCTTTTAGTTGTACAAGTAGACTACACTATTATAATCTACTTGTCAACAGTTTAGTTATGCAACTAATTCAAGTTTCTTAAATTCGTTAGAGGATATCCATTTAGAAACTTCTTGTTCTCTTGCCCACATTGATAAGCTTTCGGTATCGTTGCCCATTTCTTTTAGCTTAAATCCATTTTTGTCATCAGCATAACTAGAGTAATTAGTAAATGCAGAATATAAAGCAAATACATTTTTACCTCTATTAGTTACTTCATGTTGATATAAGGTATTCATTTTTTCAGCTTTTCTATCTGATTTAACTATACCTTTTATAATGTCAGCAACGTCAACTCCATCAAGTTTTATGTTTGCCCATGCCTGTAACTTTTTCGATTGTGCATAAAAATCTTGTTTAGCATTTTGTAATTCATCTATGAATGTATCTATACTAAACCTACTAGTGTTTTTACGTCTAACCTTATCGTATTCTCCTCTAATTTGTCCATTGGTGCAGAAAAAATCTATTGCTCCAAAAAATACTTGATTAGACATACTACCATCAACTCCATGTAATGCTATGATACGTTCAGCTATTGTTGTTTCATGTACATCAGTAGTTATTTTAGTAGTTACATTAGGTAAAGTTATATCAGCTATTATAACTGCATTATCTTTAGCAGTTGATACTTTAACTTTAGCATCAAATAGTTCATAAGGTGTTCTATTTTCTTTTATAACTTTTTCTACACCATCAATAAAACTTTTATGTGATGTTGTATTAAAACTATTCCCTACTATTCCAATAGGTGTATCAGTATCTTTATTCATAACATATTTTTTAGTAGGTAATCTTGTTTTTTCGTAGTCGATATCAAATAATAAATTATCGTCTAACTCAATTAATCTTTTTGTATCTAACATTATTTTCTCCATTGTTGTTGTTAGTTATACAAGTAGACTATTATAAAACAATCTACTTGTAAATAGTTTTTTTAAATTAATTTACTTTTTTTAATGGGGCAAATTGTCCTAGTAAATCCCTACCTACTGACATATAGCCTATATTGTGGGAAATAGTACCTTTTTCTCCATACCTGTTAGTCATTCTAATGAATGCTTTTTGATTGTCATGTAACCTAACATAAATTTCTTTTTCATTTAACGTAGGTTTAATTTGCTCTTGCCACCATGTAGTTGTGTTGTTTTTCATTGTATTTTTTCCTTTCATTTTTAGTTATACAATTTATTTTATATTTAGTTATATAACATAGTTTTAAAACAATGTCAATAACTTTTTTTAACTTTGTTGTACTCCATTCTATATTTATTTAAACCACCTAAAGACACTTTCATAATTCTAAATTTAGTTTCAATTTCAAATTGTTGTTGTCTTTTCCTGTTCATTAACTTTAACTTTTTAACATTAACTTTGTACTGTTTCATTTTTATTCCCTCTTATTATTTCCTTTACTAAAACATAATCTTGATATTGATTTAATGACATACCTATTGTATTAACATTGCACCATTTATCTATAAAGTTAGCTAAAAATTTAACGTCACTTTTTAATTGTTTTATTTCCTGTTTTTGTTTCATGTTTAGTTTTTTCATTTTATTTTATCCAATTTGTTTTAATTGTTTTAATTTCACATTCTATATTAAATCCTATTTTTTCTAAACTTGTCAATACTTCCATTGATAAAGTTTTAGTTTTAGCTATATTTGATATAGTTCTAGAAACTTCACAATTAGGATAAA